TTGCTTTACCACTTCCAAAATCATCTTTAGTTCTTCCATGTCTCTCCCTTTCCCCCAACGTTGGGGGAAAGGGAGAGACATGGAAGAACTAAAGATGATTTTGGAAGTGGTAAAGCAAGCCGGTGAAGGTGCCTACACAATCGCAATTATCTACTTCATACGAGGGTTTTTGTCAGATATGCTTACATTTATAGGCATAATGATCCCCGTCTTTTTTGGGTTTAAATTCGGGGTGAGGGCGTTTAAAACGTATAATAGAGCATATCAAGTATGTGATATGTTGGGATTACCCCACCCAAGTTACGATCACCACTGGCAAGATGTAATAATGAAATTAAAAGAGACCATGAAAGGAGCCGAATGAATATCACAAGAAAGCACTGGACCTGGAGAAGTGGGACACAAACCGAGACTATCGGAATCCTGAAAACCAAGGACGGGTATATCAGGAAGCGGACAGCGGATAAAATCATGGACCTGTTGAGGCGATTGCCGGGAGTCACGGTTGATGATCAGTAGCGAACCAACGGAACACGAACTTTTAAGAGATAAGATCATAAAACTGAAAGAATACCTCAAAGAATTAACGGACGAGTGGGGAAAAGGCCCGGAGGCGTGTAAAGCAAAGCCTACAATCGTGTCAGAGGGTGACTGAGAGGGACCGGGCTGCGAGGATCGCGGTGAATGATCCCCTCCCCGGTGTCGGGTGTTAATTTTCAATTTCTTGAATCCTAACTAGCACAGTACGAATTTGCGGGTTTTTCGCAGCCCAACATGGCATAATTTTATCAGCGTTATCGGCTAATTCTTTCGGTTCGTTATTATTATTTGATATCGTGCTGATATCAAACCATTTGTGTACTCCGGTCTGACGTTCTATTATGTAATAATCGTTCATGTTTCTATCCCTCCTCCCCGGCTAAGGTAATATCATGGATGATCCTGGTTTCAGTTCGGGGCATCCAATTACAAGCCGTTAATTTAAAAATCGCTCGTTTCCCAATATCCTTTTTAGTAGCTTTCATCACTATCCCTCCTTTAGTTCATCCCTTGCATCTAACCCGTCTTCAATGACGACTGCAAGGAAATTAGACACCGAGCGTTTATCCTCATCTGCGGCTTGCTTTATCCGGGGAACAAGATCCTCCGGTATTGATATGTTTAGCTGTTTTGTTTTGCCTGGTCTCATGATTTATCTCCTTCCGTCCTGTCAACGTGGACTTCAATCATTTCAATCTGCATCCCCGGCGAAGCGCTTAAGTCCAATTCATCACATATATCATCAAAATGATGAGCGTAATGTGAGTTTCCATCGAAATCACTTCTTGCGATCATTAATGTTGTTCCCATCTTTATCCCCTCCCCGTTAGTGTTTATGTGCTGTTGATATCAAGATAATGACTTAATATCCACTTGTCAACTAAATAATGACTATCAAACATGATTACTTTCCAATGTGGTATAGCCTGTACCACAGCGTGGTAGTTAATAAATCCCATTAATAAATCGAATACCGTTCAATAATCGCATACCATGTCACTTTTCGCTTGACATTCGACTAAATACAGTGGTACAATGAAATTATAGATACAATATATAGACATTCCCCGGTATTGGGAGAATAAATGAGGCGTAAAGCGCAACGACAAATATGGATAGATAAGATTTGGATCAAATTGATTGGCTTACGAGAACGAGAGGACACGGAACTCGATGAGCTTGATCTGGATGAGTATGAGCGTAGGGGATTCTTGAAGCCTGAGACGGTAAGGCTACTGCTCGTTTTTGAGTGATAGCAGGGTACAGGCCAAGGGGAGATCGTGCAGTGTCGTGGGGCTGAGAGGGCTTGTTTATTAAAATAACGGATAAATAATGATAAATGGCGAAATCAACCGGAAAAGGTAATGTACCCACTCCAAAGCCCAAGGGACGACCAAAAGGCTCAAAGAACAAGTTCACAAACCTCAAGGATTCGTTCTTAAAAGCCTACGAAGCCAAAGACGGTTTTGGTGGGGATAAAGAGTTAGTCAAATATGCCAAGGGTAACAGAGAGGCATTCCTTAAGATGGTTCAAACCATGCTCCCAAAGAACGTAGAGATGAAATCGAAGAATGAGCTTGTCATTACAATAGAGTCATCCATCCCGGAACCAGACAAGAGGCCCCCGCGTGAGAGTTAATCTCAATTACATACCGCAACCTAAGCAAGCCCGTTTGCATTCATCCCCTGCTAATGAGATTCTTTACGGCGGGGCCGCTGGTCCTGGCAAGTCTCATGCTTTACGCTTCGAGGCCCTTATATGGGCGATGCGTATTCCAAACCTTCAGGTGTATTTATTCCGCAGAACATACCCAGAATTAGAGAAGAATCACATCCTCCCTTCAAGGTTTCAGTTCCCAGAAGAGTTAGGTGAATATCAGAATGGTGCCAGGCGTTGGGAATTTAAGAATGGCTCGATGATTCATTTCTGCCATTGCCAGTATGACAGCGATGTATTCAACTACCAGGGGGCAGAGATTGACCTGCTCTTAATAGATGAGCTAACTACGTTCACAGAGTTTCAGTATGACTATCTCAGGGGCCGTGTAAGGCCCACTCAAGACATCCCAGCTCAATACCGACACAAGATACCTGGCATTGTGTGCGCATCGAACCCCGGAGGCGTGGGCCATCAGTTCGCTAAAAAGAGATGGGTTGATTTCATCGGCGGTGAAGGGATTAGGCAAGCCCCTCCCCGTGAAGGCGGCATGTTGAGGGCTTATATCCCCGGTCTCCTGGAAGACAATCCAATCCTATTAGAGCGTGATCCTGAATACATCCATCGTTTAGATGCGCTCCCGGAACCATACAGGACAGCGTACAAGGAAGGTTCATGGGATATCTTTATGGGTCAGATGTTTGCGTTCAATCGTATGGATCACGTTATTAAACCAATGGTTATCCCTGATTATGCCCCGATATACATGACATTTGACTGGGGTTATGGAGCGCCGTTTGCCCTTTTGTGGCACTGGATAGATGGTGATAACCGGATTTACACGTTTGCAGAGGACTACGGATGGAACGGTACGCCGAACCAGGGGTTAAGATTGTCTGATTCCATGATTGCAGAGCGTATTGTAGAGCGAGAGAGAAAGCTCGGTATATCAGGCCGCAATATTATCAGGTTGGCAGGGCATGACAGCTTCCAGAAGAAACCGGATTACAAAGGCGGCGGTCAAGGTCCCTCGACTGCTGAGATATTCGGACAGCATGGTGTCTATATGTCCCCTGGAGATCCTTCAAGGATACTCAAGATAAGACAAGTCCATGAGAGGTTAAGGACGTTTGATGATATGCGCCCATGGTTACAAATCTATGATACCTGCAAACATCTAATCAGGACTTTACCCCTATTGCAGGCCGATGAGCATAACGTAGAGGACGTGGATAGCAAGGGTGAGGACCATATGTATGATACTCTGGCTTTAATGTGTATGGCTAGGCCCGTATCTATGGTTGCTCCCACCCTTCGTAAATCAGAATATGACAGGAGAATAGAGAAGCTAGAGCAGGCCGGTGATCCAGACGACCTGGGAACGCGGTTAGAGTACGAGCATGAAGCGGTCTTGGAGACCTTTGGGGCTGGTGATCCGTTTGATTATGATGAGCATCAGTACGTTGATGATGGTGAGTTGATTGATACGTTTCAGTAGCGGTATCTCATAGGACGGGGGATGATAACTAAATGCCTGACATTCTTATATATTTCATTTTAGGTGTTTTAGCCCTTTTAGGGGCTGTCTTCATGGGCTACTGGATGGGCCGCAAGACCGTAACAGATGAACCACTGATCAAGCGTGAGTTTGACCCGGGACCGACTGACGAGCCGGTAGGTGATATGTGGACCGAAGCATTAACAGCACCGGAAGGTAAAGAAAGGGGGATACCTACGACATGAGGGATGATGTACGCAAGGTTGTTGACAAAGCAAGGTTATCGCCGGTCAATTTCAACATGCGTACCAGTAGCTTTGTTCAACAAATGCACATTACCCTATATCTTATTGCCAAAAACGGTAAGAAGTATTTCACCTCTTGTTTTGCCGAGGCACCCTATGACGACTTAAATCCGTCTGACGCAGAGAGGACCACTCAAATCAAAGCAATGAGGAAAATGCTGGCAGGACTAATCAGTGATAAATTAGAGGGGTGTCAAAGGCTAATCTACCACAGGGGTTATTTTGATTTCCAGGGGGTTGAGCCAGCACAAAGATGGTTAGGCCATGTGGTTCCGAAAGGGGGCGTATGAAAGGGAAAATCAGCAATGATGGGGTGTTGTGGTTGTGGCGGGGGGACGATTGGAAGCCGCAACATTGTAGATTTGGGGTTGGAACAACTTGTAGCGATACTTGCCCGCTGTTTGGTGAGCCATTCCAAACCAATCTAAGGTTTCCAACGATTGATCTGTGTATTTGCAATCAAAGAGTGCTCCGCCTTCAAGAGTTTGAGGACCAGAGAGGGGGATCATGACAATCCTACACTGCTATTTCTGTGCATTGGGCGGCGATCATAGGACCAAAAGCTCAGAGGTCGCCATTGTCGAGGGCCTAGCAAAGCCTCTCAAGGCAAATATGTTCAAGCCTCTTCACCCGGAACATGACAAGACGCCTCCGTTTATGACTGATGAGTGGCGTTATATGTATCACCGGGCCTGCGGTAAGTATCCTTGGCCTTATGATGTCGATCCTTATACGGGGCCGAGTCAGATACTCACTGATGAGGGGTTTGTGGATATCCCCGATGAACCGGCGGCTACCGTCCTCGACTGTACCTGCGAAGTGTGCGGGAAGGTGTGTAAGAGCCCTCAAGGGCTGAAGGTCCATAAGCATAGTTGTAAGGGGGGGGTTAAGTGAACCGTAGACGATTCATAAAGACCACATTGAAAACCGTTGCCCTTGTTCCACTGGTGGCTATGGGGATTTGCAGTCTACCAAAACTGCCCACTCCGGCTAATGTTGGAAGCGTTGATCCGTTCACGCGCGGTAAGTCTACACGTATTAATGGGGCCTTTCTTGCAAATGATGATGTTCCCTATGGCTATATTTATGGTTACAATTCCAAGATGCTGAATATCATAGGGAAGGGGTAGAGTTAAACCGTATGGGATAGGGTAGCTCCCGAAGGGAGGCCACTCTGAGCCTCCTCTCCCATATTAAAACCATCAGAGATCACACAGAGGGTGATATATGGACAATCCCTAGATGCCTAACGAACCAGAGAGCTACGAACTAATACCAGAACCCGGTCAAGAGATGGTGGGGTTTAAGATATTTCAACTCCTGGGCGAGATCATGCAGGACAAGAATGACCTGGGACTACCCGCCCGCCACCTTCGCAACTACCAGCTTGGCAAGAATAAGCATTTCTTATCCGGATCAAAGGATGCCTCTCTCGTCTCCGCAAACCTACTCCACACTCACAGAACCAGGACCGTCAACCTACTGACCGATAACAACCCTACATTCAACCTGAGTCAACAGGGTGATCCTGACACATCAGATAAAGAGATATACGATAGTCTGTTGCATACTGCGGAACATTGGTGGATTGAATCAGAGCAGCAGCATGTCCTTGAGAAGTCCGTCACGTTCGGGGAAACCAATGGGTGTTGTATTGAGAAGGTCGTATTCAATCCGGATCTTGAGTTCGGCAAAGGGGAAGTCGAGACAGAGTTGGTCGATTCGTTCAACTTCGGGTGTTATCCTGTTAAGTGGAAGGACATTCAGAAAGCAGAGGCCGTGTTTCATTATTATGCCATGCCTACCAGGGAAGCCAAAAGACGATGGCCGGAACTTGCAGCGGAGATTAAATCAGATGATGAGATCCTAAAAGAGCTTGGAGACGAGCGTCGGGAAGTCCAGGGGGGCAGGCCGTCTTCACCAAAGGGCTATCTCAGCACATTCGCCGGTGTTATTAAGAACATGCTCAATCTTTCAGGTGAGGCCGATAAAGACAAGGCTGAAACCCTGATTGTAGAGGTGTGGTGTAAGGACCGCTCAGTTGATGAGCTTGGGGAACCTCTTTACCCTGGCAATATTCGATGTATTCAGGTCTGTTCAGGTGGGCAGGTTGTACTCTCTGACCGGCCTAACCCTTCAATCAGCGATGCCCTTGACGAAGAGCAGGCAAGACTGACCTACCTGTATGATAAGTACCCCTTCTCATTCACTCAGTCTATAACCGATCCGGTGAGTGTGTGGTCAATGAGTGACTTTGAACAGCTTGAAGGCTTGCAGATCGAAATTGATAAGGGTGTTTCTCAGCTCACACTATTCAAAGACAAAGCCAGCCGTCTCAAGATTATCAACCCTAAAGACTCCGGAGTACACAACTCAGAGTTCACCAATAAACCCGGCATACTCAATCCAGCAAACACCATGCTGTCTCAGGGTATCCGATACATGGACCCGCCGAAGGCCCCTGGAGAGCTTGTTCAGACCCTTGAGGTGTATAAAGACTTCTTCTTTCTTGTTGCAGGGACGTTTGATCTTGAGAATGCGAAGAATAAGGGCAGTTCCGTTATCGGCAAAGATGCCCTTTCTATTCTGATTGAACGCGCACAGACCATGCTCAAGGGCAAGATCCGCAACTATACCAAGATGATTCGAGAGCGTGGGAGGATGTATCTGTCTCACGTTATGAATTTCTACACGGAAGATAGGTGGATCACATACGAAGAAGATGGTGAGGAAATGACGCAAGCTATCCGGGGGAACGATATGATTGTCCCGGCCAAATTAGCTGTCATCTCCGGATCTACCTTGCCGATCAGCAAGATCCAGCAAAGAGAGGAAGGGATTACCCTGTTTAAAGACGGGGCGATAGGTATTAAAGAGCTTCATAAGCGTCTTGACACGCCTGACCGTAAGAACGTTGTTAAAGAGTTGATGCAGGGGCCGCTGGGTGAGTTTATGGAACGGTTAGAGATTATCGGTGTTCCCCCTGAAATGGTTGAGGTCTTTAATGAGCTTGCCAACATGGACCCCAAGGAGTTCGAGAAGGAGTTGAAACTAGAGCGTATCCCGCCCTTTGAGGCTATGCTTCCGGAACAAGGGGAACAAGAGGGAGATCCGGTTCAAGACGCTGAGATACAGGCTAAACAGGCTGATATTCAGAAGACCATGGCAGAGGTTGAGAAAACACAGGCGGATATTGCTTTGATTCAGGAGAAGATACTGTCTGAAAGAGCGGATCAGGCCGTTAAGTTCGCTGGGATTACCTTTGACGAAGAACAGCTAAAGATCAAACGCGCTGAGTTAGTGGTTGAAATGCAGAACGCTCAAAGAGACCATGAAGAGAATATGCAGGCCCATGAAGACGATAAGGAGATGGAAGCCATAACCACCGGCGCGAGTCTTGACGCACAGGAACACAGCCAGGAGATGGATAAAGAGGGTGCTAAGAAGGACAAGAAGGACCAGGATCATCAACAGAAGATGGACAAGGATGGGGCAAAGGCCAAAGACAAGCTAGAGCATCGTAAGGTTGACGTTGCGGAGAAGGGTATCACGGCAAAGGCTGAGAGTAAGGGGACTGCGCCTTACCGGGAAAAAGGTATGAAAAGTAACAATAAGAAGGTCTGAAAGGGGAATGATGCTAAAACTCTACGACTACCAATGTAAAATGTGCGCCTACACCTTTGAAACCCTCGCTGATGAAAACGCCATAGTCTATTGCAAGAAGTGCGGAGGGTACACCAAACGCCTCATATCCGTACCGGGCGGGACCAATGCCAACCAGGACGCAGATTGGATAAGGTCAGTTCGTGAGGTTGTGGATAAGGAAGGTGGGGCTCATTGCCAGGAGTTTCTTAAACGACCCACCCGGGAAAACCTCAACAACTGGATGAAGGTCGAGGGGATTAGGCACTTTGAGCAAGGGGAGAAGCCCCGCAAGCCTGACCCTGTGGACACGGAGAGGATTACTGAGGAAGTTTGGCGTAAGGATCAGGAACGAAACCGGATTGAGGTTTAGAAAGGGGAATAATGGCAAAGAAGAAAGTTGCACCGAAGAAGGTGACTAAGGTAAAACCCGCTAAGGTTAGCATGTTCGACAAACTCTTTAACAGGCAGCATAAGCCCTTATTTACGTTTGATAAGCTCCCTCAAGCAGAGCAGATGGCCGTCGTTGACAACATTTTTCAATGCTGTAAAGATTTTCTTAACACATACGGCAAAGAAAAAATCTTCCATAAGTGCAGGGCCACGGGAAGATTCGGTTGTTATTCAGAGGATGAAGTCACTTTTAAATATGAGTGGAAAATAGGAGCAGGCGCCATTTATATGTTCCTTAAACAACTAAGAAAGAAGCGGAGATGATGGGAAAAGTAACTACCAACGAAAAGATGACAAAACTTGAAGCTAGAATTTGTTGTTTAGAGAGTGTTGTAGAAAGACTTGACACTTTTAACTACCTCGACAACGGCTACTTATCAATGAAGGATGTTTTAATGGCTGTTGTTCAACGCTTAGGATATGTAGGTACATATATTAATAAGGAGGGTTATCCAAGGGTAGTAATCTTTGAAAAGCCAGAAAAGGGGATGTGATGGAGTATAAAAAAGCAACATGGGATATAGACACTTATTACGGGAAAAACTCGGTCTGCGTAAACCTTCACTTTGATGGGAAGATTTATCATCGGCATGATTATGGCATTGCAGAATCCAGGTCACGGTGGAAAAGGATTGGATTGTATATCCGTCAGATTGAGAAAGAATCAGGGATTCGCGAATATCGCGAAGCGTATGTTGCTTCCTCTAAATTGAGTTCTGAAAGGGGAGATACGGAAACAGAAAAAACATTACGTGAGTTTAAGATTGAAAAGGAAGAGATGGGAAAGAAAATAGCCATGATTTTTGATGATTTCCAGAAACGATTTAGCGTTGACCTTACGTTTCTTCGTATGGGACTCAACCCTACCCATCGAGATGGCGGAACATCTTGGAATGGTACAATTAAGACCGGATTTTCCTTATAACCAACGAGACATAGAAAGGGGACCAATGGGAAAAGCACAAAGACTGAAAGCAGTTAAGGCAGACCAGAAACCGAAAATCATGGCAACCATAGCCATTAACCTCCTAAGTGATGGCAATGTCAGCGTGTCCGGGCCTATTGACAACCCTGCATTAGTGGGTAGCTCCATAGGCAAGGCCATCCATGCCCTGATAGAGTTTCACAGGCAACAGGCCGTGGATGGCAATGAGAAACGCATTGTGACACCAGGGGGCGGGTTGATACTTCCGGGGTAAACCAATGGCATCAAGAATAGGTCCAGCAACATTAGGTCAGATGATGGGGAAGCCGTTTAAGAGTACCAAGAAGATTCCCAAACCCAAACCAAAGAAGATTGAGCCGTTAAGGAAAGGTAAACGTAAATCCAAATAAGAAAGGGGTAAAAATGGACAAAGAAAAATTGACGGTAGATGAGAAGATCCAGATCATGTCAATGGCTGTTACTGTTTTCCGTGACCGCACAACAGATACTACCATAACCGAATTTTACAATGAAATACTGAAATGTGTCACCGCTGAGACAAAGGAAGGGTAATGAAAATAGCGGAGTTTGACATAGGCTTAGGCAGGACAGAGGGGGAAGTGGTGAGAATGCCCATACCGCCTCATGGTAAAACCATTGCCGTAAGGCTACGCCGTGGGGGTAAAACGAAGATTATCAAGAGACACCTTGTAAAGCATCGGGTGGAAATGGAGGACTAATATAGCACACAAACTCAGGGTTCAGAACTAAGCCTGGCCGGGCGATAGCTGACAACGAAACAAACTAAGGGCGGCAGTGTTGGTGCCAACACCACTATACACTGATCCGCCCTTTTTGTTTGCCCTGTATCATTCGCCGTGAGGCGCTAAATCGGAAAGGAGAACAAATGTCAGAAGAAGAACAAGGGACGCTAACAGAAGATACCGGCAACTCGTCCGAGCAGGTAGCAGCTCAATCAGGAGACCTCATTTCGACCGTAGAGTTTGCAATGCCCATAAAAGAAGACCCTGCGGAAGAAAAAGCGTCTGAAGAGACGAAAAAGACTGAGGAACCCGATGGAGGCGACAAGGAGAAGAAAACAGAGGAAGAGATTGAGGCTGAAAAGAAAGCCACTGAGAAGGCCGAGAGTGACAGGTTTGACCAGCATCCTCGTTTTCGGGAGTTAATAACCGGCAATCGAACCTTAAAGGAACAGATTGCACAGCAAGCAGAACAGATCAAGGCGTTACAAATCCCCAAGGAAGTCCCGCTAAAGACGCCAATGATGAAAGACTTGGCAACGCTATCCACGGAAGACTTCATGGAGAAGTGGGACGAGAAACCCGTTGACGTTCTTAAAGATCTCTCAACACAGATTTACGCTGAGACAAGAGAACAGGTCATGGAAGAAGTTAAGGGAATGCTCACAGCCGATAAGGAACAGGCTGAACAAAAGGCTATCGAGGGTACGTACAACAAGTACTCTCAAGCTCATTCCGACTTCAATCAAATGTGGGATACCGGGCGAATCCAGGCTTATATGGATGAGAACCCCGGACATAACGCCATAAGCGCACATATGGCCTTAACAAGGGAAGTAGAGACGCAGGCCGCGATTGATGAAGCGGTCACTAAGGCTGTCAAAGACACAGAAGAAAAGACAACCAAAAACCTAAAGGCCAAGACAAACGCAAAGGTACTCCCTGCGGGCTCGTCATTCACGGGTCATGCAGTTGGAAAAGTACCTGCTGAACTCAAAGATACTAAGAAATACGGGGGGCAAGTCGCTGTTTTAGCGGCAAGATCCGCTGCAAGAGAAGCGACAGTCTCCTAATGGAGGATAATTATGGCTTTAACATGGACAGAAATGGAAGCGGTGACAAATGACTACTTCCTGTCAGATTCTGGCAAAGCCCTTGATATCTATTTCGATTCCTCTTTCCTTTTTAACTATCTGCATAAGCAGCAGAAGGGACTCTGGGAAAGGCCTAACGGCGGTAAGAAGATCCGCATGGGGATCGAGTATGACGAGGGCGTAGGTGGATTTTACGTCAAGGGCGATACGGTCAGCTCGGATGATCGTGAGATGGTCAATGCTGTGTATTTTGACTGGATTCACGCTTATTTAAACCAAATAGGCCCGATTAGGAACTAATGACAAAAAATAATTGGACAAGTAATCAAACTGAAGACCTTAAACGACATTATGGAAAAGTGCCGAATGTCGAAATGGCTTTCTTGTTAGGCAGAACAAAGGCTTCAATCGCACGCAAGGCAATGCGGCTTGGGATTACCACTAAGTTAGTTGCTAAGTATAAATATTGTTGTGATTGTGGTGTCAAACTAAGTCGTGCTGCAACTTACAAATCAACCACTATACGGTGTTTCCCATGTGCTATGAGTAACCACTCGGCTGAAAAACACCATAATTGGAAAGGTGGGGTTGCTTCGCTTCGTAGTCTTATTCATGTGCGTTTAAAGCCCACATGGATTTTGCCAGTTTTACACAGAGATGATTTTACTTGTCAACGGTGTGGAAAGAGAGGTGGAGATTTAGAGGTTCACCATATTACTCCATACCATGAAATTAGGGATGTGGTCATAAAAGCAAATCCTTCTATAAACATTGAGTCCTTTGACGGAAAGATTCAAATTGCTGAGATAATCGTCAAAAAACACACTCTCAAGGATGGGATTACTTATTGTGTCCATTGTCATTCTAAAGTTCATAATTGGAATCGGGTGAACTCAGGGGAAGCCTTAACGGATAACGCCGAAGGTAATCCTGAGCCAAGCCGGGGGAACGTGGTGAAATTACTACCCCGGAAGGTGCAACGACTAACGGCTGAAGATACTACAACTAATAAAGCCGACACGAGCGCCC